AGCCCACGAACCTTCTTGGCACTGGTCACTAGCTTCTTATCGAAATCGGCAAAGCCGGTCTTCCGAGCAAGAGCTGTGTTGAGTCGCTTAACGCTATTCTCAGTGGAGTCGGTGTGCTTTCTAAATGAAAGGACCGACTTGCCAAGACCTTTGACAAGCCGGTCGAAGTTTTTGAAAGCTCCGGTGGTTTTGCTACTGAGATTAGCTTCGAGCGTGACTGAGATTACGTCTGCCATGTTCTTAGCTTTTCTTCGTGAGTGTTACTTTTGTCGCATCTTCCTATCGCGTTCGTCGTTGAGTTCTCTATTCACGGTTGCCCAATCAATGAGTTCAAGCTCCGTCAGTTCAAGGAAGAAAGTCATATCGCCCCGGTTCTCGGTCAATATGAGCACCAGACGCATCAGGTCTTTGCACGAGCAGAGAAAAAACCCTCGATGATCTCTTGGATGCCGAGGTAGTCTGCCATGTCGAGTTCAGCCACATCAGAAGGTGCGAGTCCAGTCGCAGCCGTGATGAGGCGAGCTTCTTTCTCCGCATCGTCGAGCTTAGCCTTCTGGATTTCGAGGCGATGCTTGACTTTGAGACGTTTGACGGTCACAGTCTCAGTGAGAGTGCCTTCGATTTCGATAGGCACGACGAGACGATAGCTGACTTCGGTTTTGAGTGCTTCGGGTTTGTCGGATGAACGAGTGCGTTCCATGTTGGTCAGGGTGTTGGGGTTAGTTCTGGATCGCCATTCGCTCACGAATCACATTCACGCGATTCGAGATTTTACGGAAGGCTTCACCAGAAAGGTTGCTTGCACACCAGTTGGCTTCGACCAGATCGACAGCACCTTCTGGTGAGTTAGGGGGAGCGATGTTCACCGCCACGCTATACGGGTTGGCAGCGATTGGAATGTTGCGAGCTTCCGCAAACTTTTTGACCCATCCACCCGCATCATGGGAGAGTTCCTCATAGGATACAACTGTGATTGCATCCGCAGGTGCCATGTGGTGAATCAGGTTCTCATGGATGAATTGGTTCACCAACTCAATGTGAGAGTTGATAGCAAGCTCCCCAAAGTTCTTTGGGGTTCGCCACTCAACGGGATGAGTAGCAACTTCATTCAGAAACGACTGGAAAGAAGGACTGATCGACCTAGGTTGGCCGATGTAGTTTTTGACGCCAAACCACAGCTTTGCGATAACTGCGTCAGGGATGTTTCGGAGAAGTCTGATGCCTTGGGCTTCTCCGATGTTGGTTTCATTGATAAGGAAGTTGGTCCGAATAACGGTGCCATCTTCCATGTTTTCGACAGCAGAGGGAGTGATAACCCCAAAGTCTGCTCGCTTCATTGCAAGACTCCTGCATAGCAACCCAACAAGCCATGAGTTACCAGCGCGGAAAGGTGAGGAAACAACAATTTTCATTGAGATGCTATGCAGTGAGTCTGTTAATGTTTGCAACCGGTTGCAACCGGGTTAGGAGATCATCTGTTTGAGGGTCTGGAGGTAGTCAGTCCCACCGATACGGCGGATACCTTCCAGAACGTCAATGTAGGCGATCTCTGCCCCGCCCTGCGTGATGACCAGTTTGCGGCACTTGATGGTTCCCTTCATCGGAGACTTATCGCCGGGGGAAACAGTGCCGAGAGTGGCTTGCTGGAAGGCACCAGTGAACTCCACGCGGTAGGCGACTGCCGAGCCGTTGCCATTGCTTTGAGCAGCAGCGAAACGACCGATAACGTCGGCCTTACCGAATTTGCCCAAGATGGAGGCAGAGTGTTCCTCCATAGTGAAGCCGAGTTCAGGGATTTCCATGCCCATGTCGATAGGGATCGCCATGTCCATGCCACCGCCCCGGAAGTCTTCGCTTTTGATTTGAAGGTCGGGGAGTTCGACTTCGGAGCAGATACCTGCCCATCCGTCGTCTTCAAAGTAGATGTTGTATTTGCGGATAACCCGTGGAAGCTGAATCATAAGAAAAGAAGGTTAATTGTTTTCGTGTGGAGAGTGGTTTACGCCGTGAGAGTCAGAGCGTCGGTGTTGACGAAAATGTCGTCGTAGTAGTCACCGACCAGACGGGAACGGAAGGTCAGCTTCTCCAGAGGCGAAGGTGCAGTGAAGTCGAAATCGACAATCAGTTCACCTGCGCTGAGAACGTCACCAGTGTTGAGAGTAGGATCGACCCACACCGAGCCGCCGATGATCGCTTCCGTCTGCTTGAGGCGGCTGAGGTAATCACCCACACCTTGCAGAATGTTCTGGATTCGAGTCGGGGTGATGTTCCGGTCACTGTATTTCAAGTGGTGGAACATGATCGACTGGTTCACCATATCAGCGATACGGCGATGATTGATGAACATGCCGGAAGCGGTGCGGTTGCCCCACGCGACCCAACCTTCGAGGTTGACCATAGTGGAGACGTTGTTCGCCACAAGATAGTTGGCTTCACACTCGGAGTCCCCCACGTTGAAGGAAACAGGACGGCTCAGGCCAGCGATACCCATGATCGGGTAGTTCGACGGAGAGTTCCAGAAGCCGTGCTGGTTATCCATCCATGCCGTCATGCCAGCGAATCGAGCAGACATCGGGCGCACACCAAACTGGCCGTTGGATTCAGGGATGAGCACCTTGACCCAAGGATAGAGGAAGATGAGGCGCTGGTTGTTGCCGAAGTCGTTCTTGTGAGCGACGGCATCAGCAGAAGTCGTGTCGGCGCAGTCGATGTAAGCGATAGCTCGGAGACGCCGAGTGATGATCTCAAGCTCAGCCACAATCGGACTGCGAGTGAGCACATCGGGCTTCTGGTGCGTGAAACCAGTTGCAACGATGATCTTCGGCTCGACAAAGACAGTGTTCTTTGCCGTCAGGAGAGCGTGCAGTCCAGTGTGGTTATCGCTACTGCCGATCACTGCGTCTTGGAGTTCCTCGAACGGAACTTCATCATCAACGCGAGTAACAGTCATCGTGAGCGTGGAGCCGGGAAGGATTTTGCCGTTGTCACCGACGCGGGAGACTTCGCCGGTCTCCTTATTCAGAGTGAAGTCAACGCCTTCGCTGACATCCATGTCGTAGGTCATGCGGACCTGCGTGTTGACCGGAAGCGCATTGATCTGGCTTTGGTTCAAGGCAGTGGCCGTATTGGTCACAGAGAAGATGCTGACGTTAGCAGCACCATCGGGAGTAAAGACCACAGCGTCTTTTGTGAACGTCAGGGCGTTGTTTCCGGTGGCGGTAGCAGGTGCCGAAAGAGTGACGGCGGTGCCAGCACGGGCGGAGACAGTGGTGTTAGCAGGAATGCCGGTGCCAGTGACCTTCATACCAACCACGATGTTCGCGGCAATGGCGTCAGGGACAGTGACGTTTGCGCTTTCATTCACGATAGCGCAGGTTCCGGTTTTGACCACCCCGGCAACAAGCACGCGGGAAAGGCCGAGTGCGATGGTTGCGTCCACATCGTCCAGAGACTTGATGAAGCCACGGGACAGCTTGCTGATGTGCGGGTTGAGGGTGACAGTGAGGTCATCCGTGACCGTCTTGTTGACGTGATCGAGGACGTTCACGACAACCACGGTAGCAGCACCCTGATCGAAGATGTCGTCGAGTGCTTTCGGGATGGTGAATCCATCGTTGCGTGCCGAACCGAAGACCTTCACGGCTTCACGGCGAGAGTTGAGAATCAGGACAGCCTCATTGATCGGGCCTTTTCCTGCGGTGCCGACGAGACCGATGACCGCAGGCTTAACAGTGCGGATCGGGCGAATTGGGTCATCAATCTCGATGAGGTCGATGCCTTTGAGGTAATTCAGTTGGGACATGGTAGTGAGAACAAAATAGTTGCAACCGGTTGCAAAGCCGGAAAAGGTTTAGGGTAATTGACCCGAGCTTTGGAAATATCGCCTACTTCAAGACAAAAGCAAGCGGAAATGATTAAATTTTTACGGGCTACCTGTAATCAGGAAGTCACTGACTGTTCCGCCATCAGTAGGGCTGACTTCCTCCCTTTTCACGAAGCCTACCTTGAACACGTTACCTTCACCGCGATAATACACCGCAACGTATTGGTCAGCATCTTCTCCCGGCATAACCGGAGAGGGTGGTCGATTGAAGCTATCAGGCACTTGATTGCCTACGAGGATAGGCTGCACCTTAGCCACAGGAGAATAGAGAGAGTTGACGCTCTGGCCAATGAAGATGGTTTGGTCCGGCGCTCTGTATCTCTGAATCGCAGCCAGCCTATCCTCTTCCTCTTGCTTGAGCTTTACAAAATCGACTGAGCGAGGTTGCACATAGTCCCACAGTGCGACTCGATTTGGCTCGTATTTGAACAGAGGTAGAACCAGAATGATGCCAGCAGGTAGCACGGACGGGTATTTGTTCAGAACAGGGTTACGAGCAAGAACCCTCTCAGTAACATTGGCAGTGCTGCCATAGAACAGCCAGCAGATTCTATCCAATACATCACCGTCAGATGTAAGGTAGTTCTTATCAAGCTGTTGAATTTTGTTCACTTAGGCAGGTAATAAAGTTCGACGGTCTGCCCCGCCTGAAAGCGGTATCCGAAATTCAGGACAAGTGCTTTGAGAGTTTGATCCCATGTCCAGAATTTGTGACGGATAACTTGCCCATTAACCACGACAAGTTGAACGTCGCCAGAAAGAGCAGGAAGCGCATAAGAGGGCTTTGCTACGTCGGCATCGTTTGTGATGTCAAGGCTCTGCAAAACCCTTGGACTCGATGCCTCGCGCAAAGCAGCAAGCCCATGAAGAATGAGAGCGATTTGCTCGGCACTTGGGTTCGAGTCCAGTTGTTGCTGAACTCGAAGCAGTGCTGCTTGTGTTACGAGGTCGAAAGTCATGGCAGGTTATTTGTAGCGAACCAGAGCAAGAGCCGAGAAGTTCTTCGGACGGGTTTCGTCACCAGCGTTGTTGGTGTTGGTCGTCTTGTCGAGACGGAAGCTGGCGTTTGCAACCGGATTCACCCCGCTGCCTGTTCCAGTAGGCGAGACCACGAATTGATGGGTAGCAGCGTGCAAGTGCTCCTTCACGCTATCAAGCTGATATTTACCAACGTCGGCCACAGCAGCGGCTTTGAAGAACGTGCCAGAGAAGTTCGGAAGACGAAGGCCAGTGCCGTCAACGATAGCCCGCTCCAGAGTTGCCACGGTGGCGTTGTAGTTGGCAATCATCGGGCATGGCGTTTGACCAGCACCAAGACCCCATACGTTGATAAGCAGCCCCGCATCCGCCAGAGGCAGATAACGTCCATCGCAGATGAACACGTTATCGGGCAGATTGTTCGGGTCTGGATACATCGCAGTGAAGATGTCTCCAACGCGAGGAGTTCCGATAGCTGCCGCAGTCGAAAGGTAATCGTTCGAGAGTGTGTCAGCCAAGGCGTTGAGATCAGCGAGAAGAGTGTTCTTCAAGTTGACCATCGTGGTCAGATGACCGTCTTTCCCTGCCGTGAGTGCCGCCAGAGAGCTTGTGAGGTTCGTCGAAAGAGAGGCGGATGCAGCGTCAACCTGAGCAAGCAAGTTTTGAAGCGAGCTTGAGCCGCGAACAGCTTCCAATGCCTTCGCAGCAAGTGTCAGGTCAGTGACAGTTCCAGATGCGATGAGCGTTTGCAGGCGAGTCAGTAGTGCCTGCGTTGCCGTGTCGATTTCTTCGTTGATAGTGGGCATGGTGAGCGTGTGTTAGCGAGTTAGGAAGTAGATGGGGATGCCAATCAGGTCAGCAAGAATGATTTGTGTGATGTCGTGGTCGATTTTCTTGATTGCATGGTTGATGCGATTAGCATCATCGACAGGGATGTTTTCCCGTGGTTCGAGATAGGGATACTGCCGACCTTCGGTTCGATGGTCGTTAATGGGATGCCCCGGCACCACGCTTTCAGTGATGCCAAGGGCAGGGTTGTCGAGGATGGCAGGATTGGTGGTCATTTATTGCAACCGGTTGCAAATTACGGAAGTTTGGTGAACACCGCCAAGCTGTCAACAAAGACGCGCTTGTCAGGTCCGCCGGTGATGATGAGCTTCACACGGGTAGTCCGAAGATTGCCAACTCCGCGAATTCCAGTGCGCTTGTAAACACGCTCGAAACGACCATCACCAAGGTTCTTGGGAGTCGTAAGGGGATCAGGAGAGACAGCAAGCCACTCGGTAACAGGTTCGCCGTTAGGGGAGTATTGGTCCACGCCAGCAACGCGGACATGGTTTTCAACGAACACCGCAACAGAAGAACTGCCGGGGGTAGCGACTTCCATGTTCACGGTGACATTGAAGTTCTCTGCGGCATCAATAGCAGCCGTGACGTAATCCGCGCTATCGCTAAGATTACCAGTTGCGATCAGAGTGCCGGGGAACAAGAACGGAGACAGCGTAGCCGTTCCGCGCAGTTCAGCAACCACGTTGAAGGACTCATTGTTGAAGCGTTCAGAGAAGTTCAGCGGAGTGTTTTCATCCGTGTAGAACACTTCATTGTTGGCAAGCCGAGTGATTTTGAATCGGCACGATGTCGTCGGGTCAGGACGGAATACCGTGGCTTGCACAACCAGATCAGTTACCTGAGCGGCTGTGAAGTTTCCAAGATTCACATCCCGAGCACCGGAAGTGAAGTTGGCTCCAACAAGCCGGAAAGTCAGGTCACTGTTTTGGTGAGCTGTCCATGTCTCCGTATTGGATGAAGAAAGCAGAACGCCAGCGATATACGGCTGCTCAGTGACATAGCCGGGAGTGCCGTTGCCGGGAAGAACCTTCTGCCCAAGGGTAGCAATCCCGACAGCATGTTTGCTGTCATCAGTGAGCACCACCATCGCATAGGAGCGATTGTCTTCGAGGAACGTAGGCTCCGAGAATGTGATGCGAGTCCAGCGACCATCGAGAGGAGCAGCGGAGACAGGGTTCTTCACCCACTCGATCATCAGTTGAGGCTGACTGCGGTTCGTGGTGTTATCGAACTCCACAATACCGCCGTGAGTGTTGATTTCAGTTTCCGCGTGCAAGCAGAATCCATCATTCGAGTCACCGTTGACCCAAGATTGAACGATTTGCTGGACGTTGAATTCAGTCCACCCGCCACGCGCAACAGGAACCTTGATCGGGTCTGAGGCATGGTGGATATACATGTCCTGCGGAAAGTCCCAATTATTCCACTTGTGGTTGGTCTTGCTCCAAGGAGTGATACCAGCCTTTGAAATGCGGACAGGGAACTGCCAGTTACCCCACACGTTATTGGTGTTGAGCAGCAGCTTAGCAGAAGTTACCAAGGCACCGACTGGAATGTTCGGCAGAGCGAATTTCAGGAATGCTCGGCCCGGACCACCCCAACTAGGTGAGTTATAGACGCGAATGTCGTTTTTGTAGATTTCACCCCAATCATGGTTAGGGTAGTTGTCAAAGTTCCAGCCCATGTCGGTTTGAGCACCGAGACCTTGGCCGGGAACAGGACGAACATGGATTTCGTCATACTGAACCAAGCCACGGGCAAGAATAGTTCCGTTAGGAACACCAGCCGTAACGTCACGAAGCTGAACCTCAACGTGGTTCTTTGCGATGTTGGAGCCGATTTCAGTAAAGACCAGATCAACCCCTGTAACAATTCGAGGAGTTGGAAGCTGGAACGTCTGAGCCAAGGGATCGCCCACACCGAAGAACAGTCCAGTAACCTGACGAACAGTGTCGTGCTGGATGATGCCCTCTCCAATGAAACGAGTGGCAGCGTTTGAGCCGCCGCTACCTTGGGCACGGACAAGTTTGGACCCCATTGGAATGTTCGGAGGGATGAGGAAAGTCCCTGCGACACGACCGGTTGAATCTGCGACAAGAGGCATGGTAAATTAGGCTGGGGTTACGTTGATACCGTCGAAGGTAAGGCTTGTGAGAGTTTCACCGGGGACAAATCCGCGCAACTCGAAGTTGACGGAAATCTGTCGAAGGTTAGGGAGACGGGCGCGAGTGCGAGCAAGTAGCTGAGTCCATACGGAGGTGAACGAACCACCCCCTTGAAAGAAGAAAATCAGCGTGATTGGAGACTGCCAGTGCTGAACAACGTCCACCCAACGATCCACAGCAGGAGACAGAGTGATCTGACATGGAAGTGGGTCGAAAGCCGCATACGGGTTGATGAGCATCGTCTCGCTATTGTCCTCCTGCGAAAGAGCGATGTCATTCGTGAACGGAAGAAGTTGAAGCGTAGAGTTGTTGCTCGGGAGCGAGTGGAGCGTTGGAGTGATAGGAAGGCGCAAAGCATCCCCGACGATTGCGCCGCTCTGTTCTGTTCCTTGGTCACGACGATCATCGTCAAAGAACGGATCAGTGAACATACCCCTCTTCGTAGTTGGGTCGAGGTTGTTTGCGTTCAGTCGAAGATTGAGAGCAGCGACCAGCGAATACAGGTCTTCGATTGATCGAAGCGCGGTCTGCATTTGGTCGTAAGGCACGTTGGTTGTAGCAACCTGACGAATGATCGGGTTGTTGATCCAATCGTATTCCACCGTAGCCAGAAGAAGCTGGTTCGCAGACAGCTTAGGAGGAGTAGGGTTGATGATACGGGACTCACCTTTGACCCGAACGATTGCATTGTCGCGGTTCAGCGCAATGGCGTCAACGCGAGGAAGTTTCCGCGTGTAAGACACCTGCACCATAGAGCCGCTAACCAGACCCGCCACTTCGACATAAGTGTCAGCGATGTGGTATGGTGTGATCTCAGTCAGATAGTGATAGGTCACGGAATAGGTCGAGCCGGGGGCAGGTTCGGCACCAGCAGGAGACCAGTTGATGTTGTCACCATTGACAAGGAAATCCGTGTTCTGCACGAAGGTAGTTCCACCTTGCACAACCGAGACAATCAGAGCGACTGCGTTGTCGGGAAGTTCATCGCTGGTGTTAGCAGCAGCCCCGCGAGTGACATTCACAGTCTTCTGCTTGAGTCCAAGAACCTGACTGACAGTAGCGATTGGGATTCGATTGACCACCAGCTTGCACCGGTTGTTCGCGTCAGGAGTGAAAACGTGAGGCTCGAAATTGTTGGTCTCAGAATCGTAATCGAACGGAAGTGCGAGGCGAGTGCCAGTTCCGCGCTCGATCTTGTAACCGAACACGTTAGCCGAACCCTCTGTGACGTTGATGTAGTAGTTCGAGCCGTCCTTTGTGTTGTAGGAACATTCAAGTCCCTTAACGACATAGTTGCCGTGGGATTCACGGTCATAGCGAGCCAGAAGGTCACGGGTCTTGTTATCGACGCCGGAAGCAGTGGGCATCAGAATGACCCCTTTGTCCACGATGAACACGGGGAAGAAATCCCATGTGTGGTTATCATCGTGTCCACCGTCTTCATCGGTAAAGCCCCACTGGATTTGTTCAATCTCACGGAAAGCTCCCGCTTCTTGGTAGTTCTCCGTCCCGATGGCAGGGTCACGGATAGAAGGGTCGTCAATTTCAGTGACCTCAAGAACCCGGTAGCGAAGACCTACGCTGACGCGAGAAAGAAGGTTGATGCTCAGGAAAGTCGGAATCAGCGAGCGAACGTCGCCTTTCAGGTAGATTCGACCTTCGGAGATCAGGAGGTTGCCGCTGGCGTCACCAGTGATGATGCGAGGGAACACACCGCTGACAATGCTGCCACTGGAGAACTGAGCATCTGCCACGCGCTCTTGCCGTCCGATTGCAACCCGTTGCAAACCATTGAGTTCAGCAGTCTGGAGCGCACGACGAGGAAGAAATCCGAAATGACGGACATCGTTGCTTGGGTGCTCGAAGTAGTTCGGAATCATAAATCAGAAAGGAATGACGTATTGGAATGTCTCGCGGGCTGCTTCGTTTCGCACGACAGCGGGGTAGTTCCGCAGGGTCAGCAATTTGCCGAATGAGGAGAACGAATCAGCAGGGAACAAAACCTGTCCCGGCTCAGGCTCAGTCTGAAACACAGGCTCAATAAAGACCCCGATTTGTTTGAGCACCGCAGTAGGGAGTTCAGGCTCCAATAGGGTGCATGAGATGAACAGAAGTGTGGTGGGGTCTTCGGAGATGCTATAACGCCCACCGCCCTGAACCACGATGGCACCTTCTGGATCAGCGACGACAAATTGTTTCGAGACGATCTCCTTGAGAGCCAGAATGCTGACCATGCCGGTCTGAGTGCGATTCGGGGACGCAGGCTTGACGTAGAAGGTGACGCGCACTTGCGAATTGCCAATGCTGCCACCGGGAATCTTCGTCAGGATACCGGTAGCTTTCGACACGATGTAATCAACGCCCTCTTCGTAAAACAAGACAGGCTCCCCCGGTGTAGGTGGAGCCACGATGATCTGGTCGATTTCGGTGTAACCAACGTCGAGCGTATTGTCGAGAGCGTTGAAAGTGCCAAGCACTTCCTTTGTGGTATCCCAATGTGCGAGGCCGGGGCCAAATGCCATGTAGAGCGATTGACCAGCAACTAGCTCCGCGATTGCAGAACGACCAATATCTGTGAGGACAGTAAACATGAGAAAAAGTTTGCAACCGGTTGCAAAACAGGGTAAAAGTTATCCCCCGTAATTTTGGTAAATCTACCACACCGAATGGATAGATCAAGAAGAAAGTTTCTTTTTATTTGACTTTGCCATACAACCAGTCTTCCAGAGAGGCAAAACCAGTGATAGCGAGGAGGTCTGGCGAGAGCAACTTCTCGACTTTTTTGACTGCCCACTCCGGCCAGAACCGAAACGAGTGACCGATCTTCTTGATGTTCGGTGACATGCCGACAGGTGGCATGATAGTAGGAATGTCAGAGAAGTCTTCAAGGTCTCCGATAACCTGCGCGACACGCTCTGCCGCTCGCCGTGGAGCCTGAACGAGTTCTTCGTAGCTAATGATCTTGAGACCAGCCTCCTTTGCCGCACGAAAATGATCGCGCCAGTAGCGAATCGGATCATACTCCATTCCGCGTGTAACGTGAAAGTTATCTCTGATACCGACTTTCCATGATTGGTAGCCAATGACTTCACCGAACGCCCCGAGCAGATACTCATGGAAGTTGATTCCAGCAACCGCAGAGGCCACTTCTTCATTGTGAGCACCGCCCCATTCATTCCACCAGTTGTAGGTGGCATAAATAACGTCGAATGGGTTTCTCACGACGTAGAAAGTAGGATGCTCCAGCACAGGAAGACGCTCAGGAAAGTCATGTGATTTCAACCAATCACGCGACCAGTGACGGTTAATGAACTCTCCAAGCAAGTGAGTTCCAGCCCGACGATGGGATACCACCAAGGGAGTATATCCGGCACTGTAAATTGGTTCGGTCTTGTAGCAGAGTTCAAGACCGGGGCGAATTTGGTGCATCAATGGTTCGGCGTAGGCGTCGGTTTTCATTTAGACAGGAGGATGGAGATTCGTTCGTGGAAGATTGTTTTAACGCGAGCTTCGCTGAGCTTATCAGCGATACTAGCTCTGGACGCTTCGCGGATAAGAGTCCGCTCAGATTCAGTCATGTCGTAATACTCTCGCAGAGCTTGTGCAGCTAAAGATACATCAGGTTCGATCCAAGTTCCACCAGAATTTACTTTATGTTCTCCGTCGAATGGAGCAACCGTTCCGTCGATCAGTTTAGCAAAAGAGT